ATTGGAAGAACGTAAACTTCCTGAAGGTTGGAAAGAGGGAGATATGTTTAAAGTTGTAATTGGTGCAAATGGAAATGTTACACTAATTAGAGTCACACAGAATGGTGTGATGTAAGGATTTATATTGTTGCCACCACTTTTTACTTGGTTTCCTTTACCAAATTTACCAAAGATACCAGACCATTTTGTAAAACTTGGTTTGGATAAAGTCAATGCTAAAGATGAACCAAATCAAAATTTTTTATTGAATATAACCACACAAGAATATATGGATCGTAAATTGATCCAAAATGGCAAGGAAATAAATTCCAGATGTCAGGTTAATTTTAATATGGGATTAGAATGGGAACAGTGGGTAAGAGAAAATATTATAACAACTTTTACAGAGACAGGTATACGTAAAAGTGTTGGCGATTCTACTGTTACTGGACCGCATGTTGATAATCCTGGGAAACTTAGGTTTTTTTATTTAATTGATGCTGGTGGTGATAACGTAGAAACTGTTTGGTATTTGAGACCTGGACAACCTGCTATATTTGATATGTCTAAATGGGATAAACCATATCCATATAGTTACAATAATATTGATGACTTGATTGTTTTAGATAGAACTGTATTCCCACTAAATACTTGGATACTTTTTAATGGATATATACTACATGGTGTGAATAATGTTACACACGATCGTATAAATTTTAATGTATCGTTTAAACCAGAAAATCTTAATTTAAATTTTTTAGAAAGGTAATTTACCAGATGAAGTTCGTTTATGCATTGTTTATTTCGTTGTTTATTACAACGAGTGCTATGGCTGCTACATTCAGCAGTAAGAATGTAAATATTATTATTCCACTTGCACCTGGAGGTTCCAGTGATATTATTGGAAGAAAAGTTGCACTGATTTTAAATGAGAAATATCCTGATATCAATTTCGTTTTCAAATATATGCCAGGAGGAAATACTGCAATCGCTGTTAATCACGTACTCAGTGAAAAGGATTCAGATAATACATTTATTTTCAGTAATGATGATGTTATCACAGGACAGATGAGTGTTGGTTCAGACAAATATAATGAGTTTGTTGTAACTAATATTATTGGTACTAGTCCTTATATGTTAGCAATGACAACACGACAGGGTGTTGACCGTAATCTAAAAGGTAGTATTCAGTTTGGTACTGTTGGTGCAAATAGTGGTCCATCATTGTGGTTGCAAAGTTTAAATTTAACTGCACCTGCTATATTTGAACCAGTTCCATATAAAGGTACTCCACCAATTCTAGTTGATATTAGAGGTGGCAGTATTAATTGGGCGATCTTGAGCAGTTTTGCTTTGAATGATTCTATCACTGATGGTGTCGTTACTCCTGTATTTGTTTCTTCTGATAAACGAATCGCTAAACATCCAAACGTACCAACTTTTAGAGAAGCTGGATTTAAGGGTCATTCTGATGGAATTTATTTTGCTTTGTATGCGAAAAAGGATACTAATCCTGAATTGTTAAATAATATTAATCGTATTATTGTAGAAGCACAAAAGAATGGTAGATTTAAAGATCTTGAAGATAAATCACTTACTATCACTCCATTAGATTTTAAAGGAAGTAATAGATATTATCAAGAAGTTATTAAACAAAAAGAAAAGTTTTATAAGAAATAAAGAATTGTTGTATACCCTTCTGATTGAAGGCATGTTGGACGTGGGTTCGATTCCCACCACCTCCACCATAGCATATTGGACGAACCGAGTTATCGGTAGCAAACATAATGGGTCGTGAAGCGACGTATTGATGGTCAGTATGCTATGATGGGGGTGACTAGGTTTCGACAGCGTGAGATAGAGAAGACGGCAACACGACAGGCGATCGTCGTAAATGAAGCAAATCTAGTAAATGCAAACGATAGCACTTACGCATTAGCAGCCTAAACACTGCTTAGGGTTTCGGTAGGTTTCCTCGTAACAGAATAACCTACCACGAATTAGTGAAGTCTTTGCTCATAATTGGCAACCGATATCCTTGATATCTTGTACCAAGAAAAGTGACGACATTAATGTGCAGTAAATCATTAACTTTTATTAAGGAACTATCATGAAATCAATTATCGCATTAGTAATGTTAGCATTCGCAACAGTTTCTTTCGCAGCTGAACCTGCAAAGAAGCCAGAAGCAAAGAAAGAAGAAACAAATTGCGTAACTAAGGACAAACAAGGTAAATGTCCTCCAGCACCTAAGTCTGAGAAACCTACTCCTAAGAAAGTAGAGAAGAAAGACGACAAACCAGCTGAAGCAGCAAAAAAGTAATACCTAAATAATAGACAGTGGGTTGGTGGAACCCAATAAAACCACCATTTTACACACAACACAGAAAGGTAGTAAAATATGAGTAACATGACTCCGTTCGAGATTCGCCTTGAACTATTAAAAATGGCGAAAGACATGCTTAATGACGAATATTATGGTAAGCGTGAACAAATTAGCAACGACTGGCATGTAAAGGTCGACTCTGCTAAAATCAATGGTGGAACTATTCCAGAACATCCTGGGTTTCCATCTTATCCAAGTGAAGCCGAGATTATTTCGAAAGCAACTGCTCTCAATGGTTTCGTTTCAAACATCCCAGTAGATACAAAGACTAAGAAGTCCACCTGATAGGGATTGGAGTGTGCAGTCACATGCACACTCTTTAACTTACTAAGGAGATTTATGCAATTAATCCGATTAACATTTATTTCAATAGCAGTAATGATAGCTGTAACTGCTGCTGTTACATTTTATGATAAGGGTTATACATTACTTGACATTAAATATGGTCAGTTAACCGCTGATGCCAGAAAACAAGTAGATTGTTTAGCTGAGAACATTTATTATGAAGCAGGGTACGAGCCACGTGATGGACAGGTTGCTGTCGCCATGGTCACGATGAATCGAGTGCAAGACCCAAGATTCCCAAAAGATATTTGCTCAGTAGTTAAGCAAAAAGTCAATTCAACATGTCAATTTTCTTGGTTTTGTGAGCCAAGAAAATATATTAACCAACATGTTTATAGAGATAATTTAGAAGTTGCGTTGTACGTGTACGCAAATTATGAAAAGTTGCCAGATAACACCAATGGCGCAAAGTTTTACCATGCCGACTACGTGAACCCAAAATGGAAGTTGGAAAAAACTACCAAAATCGGTAGACATATTTTTTATAGGGATTAAAGGTGATTGATATGATGCAAAAATTAAATTTACAAGTAAAAGAAGAACACTCACGCCATTCCTTTTTTCTTTTAATGGAAGAAGTTACATTGGCAACTTGTAAACAGGCTGTCGAATGGATTTTTGAAAATAATTTCCAAGAAGATCGTGCTGATTTATTGAATATGGTTATCACTTCTCCAGGTGGTGACTTAAATGCAGCTTTTGCATTAGTTGACACTATGCGTGGCTCAGCTATTCCAATTAGAACAATCGGACTTGGTCAGATTGCTTCAGCTGGGCTAATGATTTTCATTGCTGGTGAAAAAGGAAACCGAATCCTTACACCAAATACTTCAATTCTATCGCATCAATATTCGTGGGGTGCGTTTGGTAAAGAACATGAGTTGTTTGCGACAGTGAAAGAATTTGACTTGACCACGAAACGTATGATTAGTCATTATAAAAAATGCACTGGATTATCTGAGAAGAAAATTCGTGAGGTTCTCTTACCACCACAAGATATGTGGTTATCAGCAACCGAAGCAAAAGAGTTAGGACTATGCGATGCAGTTAAAGACATTAATTAAATACGTAAAATATTCAGGAGTATGGGTTAACTTTGCTTTAAACCCATGTCACTGGTCATTCAGATCAGAGTTTATGCATCCTGATGATTTAAATCCAAAAATGAAAGGTATATACCTAGTTTGTGGATTTATTTCAATTAGGATTATTATTGATGATGGAAGTTGGTAAAAGGAGAAAATATGCCAGAATTAACTAACAACAAAGACAAACTTGGATTTATTATTGGTGCAACGCTAATTGTAATAACAGGAATTATTTGTTTAACTTTTTATAGTTATTTTCAAACATTAGCGATTAAGTCAAATATCGAATCTGCTATCGTTAAAGGAATTGACCCAGTAGCAGTAAAATGCGCATATTCCAGTGGTGATGTTATGTGCGTAGCCTATGCAGTGGCTCACGGACAGGGAAATACTCCTAAAAAATAACCCTACAACCTAAGGGGTTATCTAACTCGTTGATTTTATACGAGTTTTTTAGGGGGTTTACAATAAATCAGTTTCGGTGTATAATAGTCTTATGATGATTGAAAAGGAACTGTTATGAAATATCGTGTTATTGTAAATGGCGTCTCGTTCTACACTACTGGTGCTGCAATTAAACGTGGTGTTGGTGATAACGTGTCAGTAAATACTGTTGTAAGACAATTGTTTGAAAATATGTTCAACGCAATTGGCATTGCTTCTACCATGACAGTATACGACCATAAAATGGACCGAGTGAAGTATGACGTCCAAATATCTAAAGTTTAACTTTACATTAATTCAATACTCGGGTATAATTATATTATGATTCTTATTCACACTGGTCTTGGTCGATCCAAGAAACGTAAACCGAATGCAAAGCAACGTGAGTTGCAAGCATCATGGGAAGCCATGCTAAAGAAGTATGCCACAAAGACTGTTGTTCCAAGAAAGCAACAACAACTCAGTGACGTATACTCACTTGGGACACCTGCTTGTCGTGAGACACCTAAGATTCCAAGTCTTCCTTTTACTGGTGGTCCATGTACTAAAGCACCTGACAAGGTGTATACTGGAACTGCTATCAAAGGTATTGGTACCATGCATAAGTCAAATGCTGTTCCTATCTTCACTGACGAACAAGCAGTTGACATTGCTAAGATGAGGAGAGGTTGATGAGTAAGAAAATCTTAATGAAGATTCGTTTAAAACCTGATGGAACGTGGGAACATGTTTACAATGATGGTTCTGTGGATCAGGAGTTTTATGAATTGAACCTTGTAGAACTTGCTCGCATTCAACGTGAAAAACTCTTCGAACAATCGCAAGAGTATCTAGAAGAAGCAGTAGAGTTGTCTGGATATAAAGATGCGAAAGAAGTTATTGATCATATACAACGAAAGTCTAAATAATGAACGCTAAATTGAATAAAATTGTATCCGCAAGTCATGCAGGTGATGTTAAGGATGTTCAAGATCTTTACATTAGCCTATTGAATGACAAAATGAAACTTGACAAATTTTTCAGTATGTATCTGGATAAATTCGGTAACAAAATGGACCCCGAAAAAACTGATACTAATATCTGGAAACTTTATAATCTTAAATCGAAAGAATATTCGGAACTTAATCATGCTATTAGAACAGCCAGTTATTACCTCAATAAACACGCTAAGAATGTTTAAAACATCGAACGAATTTTCTCTTTACATTGAACAAGTTGTCAATGAAAAACGCATCACGCACATGGATGCTATTCTTGAATATTGTAAAGAGAACTATCTTGAGCCACAGGATATTGCTAAGTTAGTCAATAAATCCTTAAAAGAAAAGGTGGCTCTCAATATGCAAGAGTTAAATTATCTCCCTAAGAAAGCACAACTGGATGTTTAAGTATTTCTGGTTAGTTATACCAGCAGTTGTATATGTAATTATGATAGGGTCGCTTTTTTATGTTCTCGCAAAACAAGAAAACAGAACTATTCGATATGATTGTACTTGGGTAGAGATTTCTCCAGATATGCCACCAAAAGTAAAAGAAGAATGTAGGAAGAAATTAAGTGGACGGATTTAAGGCGTATAAGTATTACATTGCTGTTAAGTTACATTATACAAAAGATAGTTTCGATGTATTTAAAAATCGTGGTAACCTAAAGGGAACACGAGAAGCATTTAATGCAAGAAACGATCGTATGATGTTTGATAAACTTGCAAGAAAATATCCAGTTGATAAGGATTTGATACAATACTATGTTGCAAATTTTGCATATGGTAATGATGCTGCTGTATATTCATTTGACGACGCAGAATCCAATCTTTTAGAATGGAATAGAAGAAAACAAAGTATTACTAAAATATTCCAAGATGATTGCAACAAAATTATTTTAGATGCTTGCAAGAATAAGATAAAATCAGGTGCTGTTTTAAACTTGACAAATAAAGGATATTGTAGTATACTTAAATTATTCCTTGGTAATCAGATAACACTTGAAACCATTAGAATTATTGATGATATGTTACCTGTTTTACATAGTTGGAAACAAAATGAATCTATGTTATTATTGTGGGAAAACGAAATTAGAAGAATTGAAAAATCTAAAGGTTTCGTTACTTATGATCGTGATAAAATTGTGAAAGTATTTAACAACTTCATGGAAGATTTAAAAGAGTTGTAAAATGGGTAAAACTTGGATTAATCATTCGAAGAAATTCGATGATGATAATACCAGTGGGCGATCTGGAAAACATACTAAACACTCCAACAATAAAAAGAGTGGTGGTATGAAAACGCTAAATAGTTATGTTGAAGAAGATTATGATGATCCTTTCGAGGATACACTTGAA